TGATGGGCAAGGCGATCCCGTACGCACTGCGTTTATCAAATGCAATGATAACTTTACAGAATTATACGATCGCGTGCAACAATCTGTGCCTAGTTCACCCACGGGTGCTGTAGGAGACACTGCAGGTATGATGGCATTTAACAATCAATACCTGTATATTTGTGTAGCAGACTTTGACGACACTACCGAGATATGGCGTCGTGTGGCATTTGATACCAACTGGTAATACCATGGCACAACCACAGTGGGTTACTCCGGCAGGCAGTTTGGGAACTATACCCGAGGGTGTGTTTTACAGCACGCCCTTGGTGGCCGTTGATCCAACTGAAATAGACCAGGTATTTTACTCGCTTATAGCTGGGCGCTTGCCCAAAGGCATACAAATACAACAGACCGGAATCTTGACCGGTGTACCTTTGGCTGTGTCTAATATCCAAGGAGTTCCGGCCGAAGTAGGTCGAGACGTGACTAGCAAATTTGCAGTGCGGGCCTACACACAAAAAACCATCAACGGTGTCACAGTGATCAATCGCCTGGCAGATCGCACCTTTGAACTCACAGTCACAGGGCAAGATACTCCAGAATTTATAACACCAGCTGGACAAATAGCACAATTCTATGACGGTAGTGTGGTCACCGGTCTTCAGGTGCAGTACACTGATACAGACCCAGATCAAACTGTAGTAGTACGCCTGGTTGCTGGGCAGTTGCCGCCTGGCTTGACCATTAGTCCCAGTGGCCTTATCGCTGGATTCATTCCCATAGCCACATCACCTGACGGCACAGGTTGGTATGATGCCGACGGCGAAGCCTGGGATGAATTTCCTTTTAATTTTAGTTCGCGAGCCGACAATCAAAATTATCAATTTATATTAGAAATCAGCGACGGCATTGCTAGTAATCTAAGAACTTTTAGCATATTTGTTTGGAGCCGCAGTACCATGACTGCGGACAATACCTTTATCACAGCCGACAATACCTTTATCACGGCTGATGTCAGCCCCATACGGCCCCCGATAATATTAAACACTCCGGGAAGCATTGGCACAGTACGCAACGATAACTTTTATGCCTATCAGTTCCTGGGCGTGGACCTTGATGGAGAACCGTTTACCATATTTCCCATCATCACCATTGGTACAGTACCCAATGTCAATTCCACCGGCAATCCACAAACCTTGCTCAATACACTATTTCCGTCGGCCATAGCTGGCAGTGCTGTGACCGATCAGACTCTGGATGAACTATGGGTATACGATGGCACAATTTGGGATAATTTTGGTCCGGTGCCGGTTGGATATGTCAGTGCTCTTCCGCCTGGTCTGACCCTGGATCCTGTGTCAGGCTGGTTGTATGGCCTTATACCCAACACTGGCATCAGTTCCAACACCTACGACTTTGCTCTGCTGATCAAGAAAACTGCAGAGCCCAATATATTCAGCGGTCCATATAATTATTCGTTGACCATAACAGGACCCATTAGTAGTGAGATCGTATGGCTTACACCCAGTGATCCAGTGGAACTGGCACGAGTGCCCAGCAGTTTGGGAACCATAGTGAATGGCAACACCAGTACCCTGTATGTCAAGGCAGTAAATACGGGCGGACTGGAACTTCAATACGAACTAGATCTAGGCACCACAGCCGATCCACAGTATAACCTGTTGCCTCAAGGGTTGCAACTTTTGCCTTCGGGAGACATAGCAGGCCGTGTGAGTTTCAACACCTTTGCCATGGATGGTGGTACTACCACATTTGATGTGACCCGACAAAACGGTGAAGATCCTACCACATTTGATCTGCTGTTTGTGTTTACTGTACGGGCTTTCAGTGTCAACGGAGTGGTCAATGTGACCAAGACATTCAGTATCACGGTGATCAGAGAGTACAATGAACCCTATGAAAATCTTTACATACAATGTATGCCGCCGCAGAATGATCGTGATCTGATCAACAACTTATTACAGAACAGTGATATATTTCCACAGGAATTGCTGTATCGACCTGCAGATCCCAACTTTGGTGTGGCCACCAAGGTTGTGTACAATCATGCCTACGGTCTCACAGCCGCTACCATTGATCGCTACTATGAAAGTTTGCAGAAAAATCATTACTGGAAAAATTTGGTTTTGGGCGAGATTAAAACAGCTCAGGCACGTGACGGCGCTGGTAATGTAATCTATGAAGTGGTTTACAGTCAAGTTGTGGATGATCTGGTCAACAATGCTGGAGAAAGTGTCAGCAAACAAGTAGAGTTGCCCTTTCCTATAGACTATGCAGATCAAACCAATGTTACCACAGTTTATCCCAACAGTTTGATCAACATGCGAGATCAGGTCATAGATGTTGTGGGACAGATCAGCAACATTTTACCAACCTGGATGCTGAGCCAGCAACAGGATGGACGTGTGCTGGGCTTTACACCGTCCTGGGTTATTGCCTACACCCAACCCGGACAAGCCGAACGCATTGCCTATTACATAAAAACACAGTTTGACCAGCCCTTGAATCTAGTAGATTTTGAAGTGGATCGTTACGAACTGGATCGTTTGTTGACCAAATACTGGAATCCGGATACAGAAAACTGGATCCCAAGCCCACCATCCTTGACCACGTTTGATGTGCTGGGAGCTCCAGTAGGGTGGATAAACAATTTGCTACAACCGGTGCAATGGGTCAACAACGGCAATGCTCCTGTGGTCTGGGTCAGCGGTGGTGCTGAAGGCGAATCAACCACATTTGATCAAAACAGCATGCAGTTTACAGCACCAGTTGATATGTATTCTAGCACACAGATATACGATAAATATCTGGTATTTACAAAACGAAATATTTTGGAATAAATCTAACAAGGACAACAAACAATGCCAGTAGTTCCGTATACATTTGCAAATCAATCAGGGCAGATACCTCTCAGCGAACTGGATGCAAACTTTGCCAATGTCAAAGCCTTTGCTGACACTGCCGGCAACGTGACTGGCAACACGCAGGCCAATATCACGGCTGTGGGAACCCTGACTGCACTGACTGTGAGTGGTAATATTACTGCTTCATACTTTTTGGGCAACTTAGTGGGCAATATCTCTGTAGCAGGAGCAAACACACAGGTCTTGTTCAATGACAGTGGTATAGCCAATGCCAGTGCTGCATTGACCTTTAACAAAGACTCAAATGTGTTTACGGTAGGCTGCAATATCAATTCTTCAGGAGCAATTTTAGCCACAGGTCCCATTACCGGCGGAAGTTTACTTGCTAATTCTGGGACTATTGGAGTACCAATCGGAGTCACAACTGTGCGGGTGGCCAATGCCACTCCAACCACAATATGGATTGGTGGTAATGCAACAGACGTGCATATTGCTAATGTAAACAGCACAACTACAATAGCCGGAAATCTCACCGCAGGTGGTCGTTTTAGTGCCACAGGCAACATTACAGGTGGTAATGTAGCCACTGCTGGATTGATTACAGCCACTGGCAATATCACAGGTGGTAATGTAGCCACTGCTGGATTGATTACAGCCACTGGCAATATCACAGGTGGTAATGTAGCCACTACTGGATTGATCACAGCCACAGGCAACATACAGGGCGGAAATGTAGCCACTACTGGATTGATCACAGCCACAGGCAACATACAGGGCGGCAATCTGTCAATTGGTGGTACCTCTACACTAACTGGCGTAGCAACTGCTCCAACTGCTGCTAACGGTACCAGCAACACACAAGTAGCTACCACAGCGTTTGTTGTAAACAGTTTATTGAATCTGGTGCCCACTGGAGTCATTGTTATGTGGTCTGGCAGTATTGTCAGCATACCCACAGGATGGTTATTGTGCAATGGTGGCAATGGTACTCCTGATTTGCGTGATAGATTTGTAGTGGGTGCAGGCACCACATATACTCCCGGCAACACTGGTGGTAGTGCCAATGCCATAGTAGTGTCACACTCACACACAGCTAACAGCAGTGTGTCAGACCCTGGACATACTCACAATAATGGATCTTACAATCAGTTATTATTGATTAACGGCAGCGGCACCGTTAGCTCCCCTGATTCTAGTGCTGGAGAACCCAATTTGACCACTAGTGGAAATATCCTGTCAAACACTACAGGAATCACTGTGACCACCACAGTAGACAGCACAGGCAACAGTGCAACCAACGCCAACTTGCCGCCTTATTATGCTTTGGCCTATATTATGAAGGCTTAAAATAGTTGCATAAATACACACAGATAATTTAGGACTCAATATGACCAGTGCCATTAACCCAAACAACATCGACGGCCAGTACCCAGTTGCCGGCCAGGACAACAACAGTCAAGGTTTTCGTGATAACTTTACGAATACCAAAACCAACTTCCAGTATGCCGCAGACGAAATAACCGAACTGCAAAACAATGTTCTTTTGAAATCTGCACTGACGGGCAGCACGCTCAACAACAACATGGGCAATGCCCTGATCAGCAATGTTCAACTGCGTGGTCAAACTAGCACTGTGGTCACTTTGGGCAATGTTACTAGCAGCACAGCCAGCCTGGTATTTGGAGCTGGCAGTTATCAAATAGCTACCACAGCAGGCAACACTCAGCTAGGTTTTTCAGGGTGGCCATCGGGAGCTGCCAATCTGTACGGTACCGTAAGATTACAACTTACCACCACAGCCGCCAACGCCAACATCACAGTTCCGGCCAGTATCAGCGCCAATACCAACGCCAGCTACACCAGTTTGCGTTATATAATTGGTCGCGGTAATGGTAATAATTACATAACCATTGCCAACACCGGAACCTATGTGTTTGAGTTCAGTTCAGCCGACGGCGGTGCCAATGTGTTTATTCAGGATCTTACCCGTGGTGCCAATGCCACGCCGTCGACCTAATCAAAACGCTTGCATTTCCCAAAAAATTGTAGTACAATACATATATGGAACATCCATTAATCCCCAACCTTGACGGGCTAAGTGCTGAAGAGCTTTTGGAAAAGGTAACTGAATTGAATAAAAAACTCAGCATTGCCATGCACAGTGGCAATCATTATCTTTGCAATCAATTGAGAATGGCCATTGAAAGCTATCAAAACAAATACCAAGAAAAACTGCGCGGTGGCCCTGGCACCGCTTTTGACGACGTTATAGATATTTCATGAATGTAAGACTTCAACACACCATGCCTTTCACTGCCGGTATATATTATGGTGATGAAATGCGCATGAACCATTATACCGCGGTATTACGCATGACCACCAACAGTAACGATGCTGTGGATCATAATGTGGCCTTTGAACGTCTCAAATATTTTGTTTACAGCAAGTTAGACAGTACCATATTCATCAATCAGGATCATCATGAAAAGTGTAAACAGTTTGTGAGTGCTGGATTGTCAGTGACCACCTTGCCTGGCGACCCAGTTGACCAATTGATCGGGCTCATGTTATACTACAAACTCAATGCCATCATGGAAGATCGTATCATAGTGGACGAAACTGAGATCAGTAGCATACTGGGAGAAAACATGTCATATCTACACAGCGACAACGAACACACAGATATTGGTGAACTACCGGACTGGTGGACCACTGCTGAGCCAGTTCACAGTGATTATATCATGCTAGAAGCTGACAAAATTGTGGCCATACATGCCAACACTGTCTGGCGGGAACTAGACTTGCTTTGGCCCGAGGCCGCTTTAGAGTCCAAGACCGGAAACATAGTGGTATTTCAAGACTTTAAACCCGGCAATGAAACAAAATAAATTTGGTGAACTAATTTTCTCAGAATCAGATGTGTGTGATCTGCTCATGCAAGGTCATGATGTGTCCAGTTTGAAAAATCTGATTGTGGATGATTCAGTGAATTTGTCCGGGTGGCTCAACATCATTGATCCTGTGCCAGATTTTCAGCAACAACAATTTCGTGCTTGTTCAGTGCCAGAATTTCATGCCCAACAACAGGCCAATTGGCACATGCCCCAAGAGTACAAAACTCTAGACATAGCCAGCCATGTGTTGAGCTTGTGTGACTCAGAAACCGAATTGCAACGTTGTGGCACAGAGCTGTTGTTGTATCAAGAACGTGATCTATTTGATTTGTTGAGATATTTAAAATATCTAGTGGATGTCATGGCCACCAATCAAATCATTTGGGGAGTGGGTCGTGGTAGCAGTGTGGCCAGTTTTGTGCTGTACAAATTAGGAGTACATCGCATTGATAGTTTATATTATAATTTAGATATCACAGAATTTCTGCGTTAAATAGTTCTACAATCAAAGGATTTATTATGACCAAAAAAGTTTACAAATCAGCCATGGGTAAAACTGTGGACATAGGTGCATTAATCTTGCAAAACGAACAGGTACGAGCTGTGGGCAACATGGGAGTGAATGCTTCCGGCGATGTTGTTGACAGCAATAATCAGGTAATCGATCAAAGAAATCAAAAAGTACAACGTCAGTACAATCGACAGATTAATAACAACCCA